GTTGATGTAACTGAACCAAATTAGGGACTCGGGACTCGGGGACTCGGGACTCGGGGACTCGGGGACTCGGGGACTCGGGGACTCGCTGACTTTCACATAAGCTCAGAAATGGGCTTATTTTTTTTCACAAAAATTCTAATGTATCAAATGTTACAATTTCAAAAAAGTACAAGGTGATACAAAATAAGTGTAGCATATTATACAAATTTTTCTGTATCATACGATACATTTTAGAATTGTTACTAATTGTTAAAAAGTAGTAATATAGTATTGAATTTAATGTATTTTCTTATATTTTAAAAAATGTAATATTAATTACTATCTTTAACTATGAAAACTTACCAATGTTTCTTAGGTACAAATAAGCCTACGGGTGGAGTCGTAACTACCTACGAATGGAGCCAATTTTTAAAACAAATTGATGCAACATTTACCGAGGGTTACACGGTTCAAAATTGCATCGGTCGGTGGCGTGGCGTTAATGAAAATACTTTTTTATTAACTGTTATTACTGACGAATTAAAAACACTTACTTCTTTATGTCAAACATACAAAGATTTGTTTAATCAGGAAAGTGTATTAATTCAAGAATTGCCCACTAACCCTATTTTTATTTAATTATTATGTTTAATCCTGACCGCTATCCTGACCGCTATCTAGTAACAGATACAGAGTCAATTTTGCACTATGAATTACTAGAAGATCAGCGTTATAAATTAGAAATTAATCTAATTAAAAAAGTTCTTTATTTTATTACTCAATGGTTTTAATTTATTTCATTCTCTTATCAATAACTATTTTGATAGATTTAAAAACAAAATGAATTTTTCTAACTCTTTTAATAATGCCTTAAAGCGTCCTATTTTAGACGCTGACAGGCCTTATTTAATAATTGATAAGCTTAATAATAATAAGGTTATCAAACAGTATAAGAGCTTTAAATTAGCTCATAAAGTTAAGAATAGATTAGATAATGAATATGGAGCTTATAGGTATTCTGTAAGGAGTGTTTCAACTATTCAAAACTATTCTTAAATCTATCTAACAATTTAATTAATAAGGCCTACAAAATAGGCCTTTTTTTATTGGAATTTTACCAGTATGCCAAATTGTATAAATTGATACAAAAATGAGCCTAGTGATAGCAAGCGATCACAGCGAAAATCGGCTGTAATAAGCTTGTTTTTTACTTTTAGTGTGATAGTACTAGAACGCTACTATAGGCCTACTGTAGAGCCTTAGAGATACCTTAGAGAGTACTATAAAAATACTACTACCTAAGATTTTATAATATTTTTTGATTAATAACGCCAGCTTATATTTTTTTATTGTTTTGATAAGCTGGGCTTATATTTTATTTTTATAGTACTAATGTACTATTTTGAAGACTTGCATACATATAGTACTAATGTACTACTCATAAAAACTTGCTGATATAGTACTGATGTACTACTCATAATTTTTCTTATAGTACAAACATATTATAGTACATATGTACTATTTTAGGTTCTTTCTGGCTGTGACACTGTGGGTAACTTCATGACGCAAAATTTTTCTAGGCACAAATTTACAAATTTATTTACATTGCTTACAAACCGACCTTTTTCTAAATTAGTAACCCTAATCAGGGCGGTATATTATACCATATTTATCAAGATACGCTATTGTAAATAAAAATAGCATTATCGGATTTACACTATGGCTCTTATCACTAGAAAAGAAGCAGCAGAAAAAATGGGTGTGACTATACAAGCGGTTTATATGGCGATTAAGCAAGGTCGTCTTACAGCAATGGAAGACAATCAGGGAAATATAGTTATTAATGACGACACTATGGTTGCAGAGTGGAACAAAAAGTCTGCTTTTAGGCAGATGAAGACGAATACACAACCATCATCACCAAAACGTAAGCGATCTTCTATAACATTAGACTCTATACCTGAGTACGAAGAAAGCAGGGCTAGGACAGAACATTTAAAAGCTGAGTTACTTGAGTTAGAACGCAAACAAAAGGAAGACAGTCTTGTGCCACTTAAAGAAGTACAACAAAAATGGACAGAAGTTATAACTACAGCAAGAACAAAATTATTAGGAATATCATCTAAAGCAAAACAACGATTACCTGATCTAGATACAAACGCAGTTAGTTGTATAGATGACATTGTTAGAGAAGCGTTAGAAGAATTATCTACTGCATGAGTAATCTTTTATCTTTAGAGCAAATAGCATTTAATAGTTTTAAACCGCCTAAAAAGTTAAGTCTTAGCGATTGGGCAGATGAGTATGCGTATTTATCAGCAGAAAGTAGTGCAGAAGGTGGTAGATGGAAAACATTGCCATATCAAAAAGGAATGATGGATGCAATTACTAATCCTGATATAGAGCAAGTAACAATAATGAAATCAGCTAGGGTTGGATATTCTAAAATTCTTAATCACGTTATTGCATATCATATACACCAAGACCCATGCCCAATCATGTTGGTGCAGCCAACTATAGAGGATGCAACTGGTTATTCAAAAGAAGAAGTTGCTCCTTTTTTGAGAGATACACCATGTTTGCATGGTCTTGTAAGTGATGCAAAAGCAAAAGATGGTCAGAATACGCTTTTACAAAAGCAGTTTCCCGGTGGCACATTATCTTTGGTAGGTGCTAATTCACCTAGAGGATTTAGAAGAGTTAGCAGAAGAATAGTTTTGTTTGATGAAATAGACGGTTACCCTGCATCGGCTGGTACTGAAGGAGATCAGATAAAACTTGGTATTAGAAGAACAGAATATTATTGGAATCGCAAAATCGTATCTGGCTCTACTCCAACTGTAAAAGATTTTTCTCGTATAGAAAAAATGTTTTTACAGACGAACCAACAGCGTTATTACTGTCCATGTCCGCACTGCGGTCATATGCAATATCTAAGATGGGCGCAGTTTAAATGGCAAAATGATGACCCTGATACAGTTCACTATCAATGTGAATCCTGTACAAAAGCAATACCGCATAACAAAAAAAGATGGATGGTAGAACGTGGTGAATGGAGGGCAACAGCACCCGGCAAATCTAAACACGTTGGGTTTCATATATGGGCTGCATATTCATATTCACCTAATGCAAGTTGGGCAAATTTGGTAGAAGAGTTTTTGCTAAGTAAAGATGATCCAGAACAACTAAAGACATGGATAAATACGATATTAGGTGAGACATGGGAAGATGAGTATCAGGCGAAGGTTGGTGCAGATGCGTTAATGATTAGAGCATCAGAAGCAACTTATGAAAAATGCAAACCGCCAGAAGAAGTATTATTTTTAACTGCTGGTATTGACACACAGGATGACAGATTAAGTTTGTCTGTTTTTGGTTTTGGTAGGAATGAAGAAATGTTTTTAGTAGATCGACAAGTTTTATATGGCTCACCAGCTAGAGCAGATGTATGGAAACAGTTAGATGAAGTTTTGCTAGGCAAATTTAAAAATGTTAACGATAAAGAGTTAAAAATTGAAAGTGCTGCTATTGATACAGGTGGTCATTACACGCATGAGGTTTATCAATATGTAAGAGAAAGATCACATATTGGTTTGATTGGTATTAAAGGTGTTGGTCAAAAAGGAAAACCACCATTAGGCAAGCCTACAAAAGTAGATATTAATTTTACAGGCAAAGCATTAAAGAAAGGAGTGCAATTATTTCCTGTAGGTGTAGATGTAATTAAAACAACACTTAGCAACAAGCTAAAAGACGCAGAAATTGGCAAAGGTTATATACATTTCTATCCAACAATCACACCAGATTATTTTCAAGAACTTACAGCAGAAAAACAGGTATTAAAATATAAAAATGGTTATCAAGAACGTGTTTGGGTCAAAAAAAGCAATGCTAGAAACGAAGCATTAGATGAAATGGTCTATGCGTGGGCTGCATATCAGCGATTGTTGCAAAAATATGACCGAAGAACTATATTTGACCAATTTGAAAGAAAAATTAACCCTAAAAAGCCTCTAAAGGAGACTAAGGTAGACTTAAAACGTACTAATTCGCCTAAAAAG